AGGCCGACTCTAATCTGATTGCGCGCGTCGCTAACTTCATCTTGTCGGAGGCTGCGCCGCCAGTTGAAGAACTAAAAAACTGATTCACGGTGGCGAGGGTGCCGATCTCCTCGCCATCTATGCACTAGCGGAAAAACTCGGCAAGTTCGCGCATGAGGTCATGCAGATGCCAGCACAAGAACTGACAGGCTGGCTTGCTTATCTACACTATCAACAGCAGGTGACCAAGAAACATGGCTGAAGCAACATTCAACATTCGCGCGGTCGATTCGACTAGGCAGGCTTTTGCTTCGGTCCAAAACAATCTGAACAGGCTTTCAACGACTGCGGAGAAGGCCGGAAAAAAGATTCAGCAGAGTTTCAGCATTCAGCGTGGTATCTCGATGGCGATGGTGGCGCTCGGTCTCAGCATGGACGCAATCGCTGAGAAGATCTCAAACGTCATCACGGGCACTAACAAGGAAGAGTTAGACGCTCAGGCCAAGAACCTCCAACTGATGCAGCAGCAGGCCGCGGCGGCCGAGGCTCTGGCAGTAGCAAAGCGAACCGACGCGCAGCAACTACTTGCGCTCAATCTTGAGGCCGAGCAACTACAGTCGCGCATTGCAAATAACTCAGCCGACACTACTGAGCAAGCAAACCGGCTCCTCGAGGATCAGATCGCGCTGAGTCAGACGCGGCTCAACATTCTCACGCTTGGTCTCAAAATCGAAGAGGATCAACTAGCGACTCAGAAAGCCTATCAGGCTTCAATTGAAGATCTCGGTGCCGCACAGTCACGCATCTACTCGGGCCAAGCATCACTTGCTGATCGTATCACCGGCATTCGCGCACGCGAGGCAACGATCCTCAAGGACATGGCCTCTATCGGCGCAGATGACATCGAACTGCGTACCGAGAAGATCAAGGAACTGACTCAGGTTTACGAAAAACTTGCGCCGCTGCTGGAAGAACAGCGCCGACTTGGACGCGAGGCTGGCGACATGATCGCGATGGGTTTCGAGGATGCCATTTTCTCGGGCGAGAAACTGTCCGCGGTTCTAAAGAACCTTGCGCTGGATCTGATGCGGCTGATCTTTCGCAACGTCATTACGGCTCCGCTGGCGTCGTCCATTGGTAATTTCATCAATGCTGGTCTTGGCTTCTTGGCTGAAGGTGGACCCGCCAAGGCCGGCTCGCCTTATGTAGTTGGGGAACGCGGACCAGAACTCTTTATCCCTGGGACCAGCGGCACCGTGATTCCTAACGACCGGATGGGACAAATGGGCAGCGCGGCCGGCGGTCCGAACATCAACATCTCCTACAATATCCAGTCTGGCGTTTCACGCGCTGAGTTGCAGCCGATCCTTGATAATGAGCGCAAGCGTTTGATGGTGACCATTCCCGATCTCGTGCGCCGCGGTGGATCGTACCGGAACGCCTTTGCCTAAGCCATGGCTATCTCATACCCACTCACGCCGCCTTCGCCGTTTAAGGTTAGCAAGCTATCGCTGACCGGAGTCTCGGCGCGTTCACGCTCGGTGTCACCGTTCACGTTTCAGGTGCAGCAGTACAACTGGCCTGGGCAGGGGTGGCTTGGCTCGGTCGAATGTCCGCCGATGGTTCGCTCGGACGCCGAGCAGGTCATCGCGTTTCTGTTGGCTGCGCAGCGTGGCACGTTCTACTTCCGCGACTACAGCAACAGTGCGCCGCGAGGCAACGTCACAGGCACGCTGACGGTGGCGAGTGCCACGGCCAACGGAACGACGCTAGGCATCTCTGGCGCGACTGGCACCTTTGCCGTTGGCGACTGGCTGCAAATCTCAACGTCACTCTACAAGGTCATTCAGGTGAACTCATCGAGTTCTGTTGACGTGTTTCCTGTGCTGCGCGCTAGCTACTCAGGCGGCACGTCGATTGTGACCTCAAGTCCGCAAGGCATCTTTCGCCTAGGCAGCAACCAGACCGACTGGTCAATTGAGTTGGCCGGCATTTACGGCGTGTCCTTTTCTATCGTCGAGGAGATTCCGCAATGAGCATCACCGCAGCAGGCAGGACCATGACGGCTGGTATGGTGGCCGAGGTCACCACGGCGCAACTGTCACCAATTCTCATGGTGGACATGGAGTTTTCGACACCTGTTTACCTGTGGACTGGATACGGAACGCTGACCTATGCAGGCAAAGGGTATCTTGGTCTGGGAGATCTCGGGAACGTCGCACCAATTGAGGAGACGACGGACTTGTCGGCGCGTGGAGTCACGTTCCAGCTTTCCGGAGTTCCGACTGCGTACATTTCTCTTGCACTCAACGAGGACTACCAAGGCCGCAACTGCTCGATCATGCTAGGTGCGCTGTCGACGACGGCCTCGCTGATCGCGTCACCTGTCACTGTGTTTGTCGGCAAGATGGACGTGATGGCTATCTCGGACGATGGCGAGCAAGCGCAGATTACGATGAGCGCTGAATCGCGACTGATCGACTTTCGCCGTGTGCGCGAGAGTCGCTACACCGACGAGGAACAGACTGCCATTGATCCGACCGACAAGGGTCTAGAATTCGTCACGGCGATTCAGGAAAAAACCATTTACTGGGGCAGTCCTAATCCGACCAATCCTGGTCTGTGGAACGGCGGCAATGACGCGCCAGAAATTGATCGCAATCCAGACCGCATTATATGAGCCGAGTCGACAACTGGCGCACGCTTCTCGCGCAGTTTATCGACGAACGTCGCGACCGCGCGTTTGAGTGGGGAAGCCATGACTGCTGCTTGTTCGCTGCCGACTGGGTCAAGACAGCAACTGGATACGATGTTGCAGACGGATTCCGCGGACGGTACAACTCGGCACTCGGTGCGCATCGCCTCACCGCCTCTCTTGGCGGCCTAGTGCCGTTCGTGAACCACTGTCTGAAAGAAGTTGCTCGGCCTGCCTCAGTGAGCGAGGCGACCGCCGGCGATCTGATCGTGCGGGATTCGGGCGACGGTGATTGTATCGGAATTGTCCTCGGTGCGCAGTCCGCATTCGTAGCAAAGCACGGTCTGGAATTTTTGCCAACTGGGCTTCAAGCAGACGCTCGTTTCTGGAAACTTTAAGCCATGCCGAATCTGATTGTAAATGCCGCGTACTATCTCTGGCTTGGCCTACAGACGGCAGGCATCGCAATTTCGCAGACAGCAGCGATCTGGATCGTCAAGACTGTGGCAGTGGTGGGCGCTTCGATGGCGGCCTCAAAGCTGCTTACGCCGAAGATGCCGAGCATGGCCGATTCGCTCGGCTCTCGCGGTCAGATGGTGCGCTCACCAATCTCGGCGCGTCAGATCATTTACGGCCAGAGCAAGCTGTCTGGCACGGTCGTTTATCTTTCGGTTACTGGAACCAAGAATGAATACCTGCACATGGTCATTGCGGCTGCGGGCCATGAGGTAGAGGAGATTGGCGACGTATATTTCAACGAGGATCTGGTGCTGACTGGATCAGCTGATGGTAGCGCGACCGGAAAGTACGCTGGCTATGCGGACATCTACAAGAAGCTGGGGGCCTCTGGGCAGACTGCGTTTTCAACGCTAGTCACCGACACCGCGTCACTGACCGATGGAAAGTGGACCAGCGATCACAAGCTGACCGGCATCGCGTGCGTTTACGTTCGGCTGAAGTGGAACACCGAGGTGTTCGTTGGTGGCATTCCAAACGTGTCCTTCATTATCAAGGGCAAGAAGGTCTACGATCCGCGCACAGCGACGACGGCATACTCTGCCAATCCTGCGCTGTGCTTGCGTGATTACCTCACGTCTTCGCTTGGCCTAGCGATGGCGAGTGCCGAAATCGACGACACCGCCTGCAACGTAGCAGCCAATGTCTGCGACGAGCAGGTGCAGATTCTGCCACTGTCTCCGGCTACCTACGAGAACCGCTACGAAGCGCACGGCAGCATTACGACCAGCGAGGCACCGGATGCCGCGATTGCAAAGCTACTGTCCGCGATGGGCGGACTCCTTGCGTACTCATCCGGCAAGGTGGTAATGTATGCCGCGACGTATCAGATTCCTACAATCAGTCTAAGCGAAAAGCACTTCGTCGGACCGATGTCGGTCACCACTCGCACGAGCGCGCGTGACCGAGTTAACACCGTAAAGGGCGTCTACGTTTCGTCCGAGAACCAATGGCAGCC